CCGCCATATCCGCCACCGGACACACCCCCCGGAGGCGCAGCCACGCCCCATGCCACCGGCGTTTTTAGCCCGGTCGCCTGATCGTGCCCCGTCTCTCCCGGCCAGATCGATTTGTGCCAAGCCGCGCTCAACGAATTGCCGCTATTGCGCAGCAGCAACCGCTCGATCATCGTCCCGACCTCGAACTGGACCGATCGCAGGCCTTTGCCGATCTCGAGAACGCTGCGATCAATCCGCCCGTCATAATACAGTTCGGCTTCGGTGATTTGCCCACTCGGCGCGTCGAACTCCGCGATATAGACCTTCACCCGCGAACCTTGCAGCGCATCGCTGTCAAGCGTGGCAACCGGCGTGTCCTTTGCCGGGAACACGCTGAAGCCAGTGGAGGGCAGTTCGTCGCCCAGACCCTCCGCGATGGCATCCACCGAAGCGATCGAACCCCAGACCGGATCGCTGCTGCGATAGGTCTCGCCTTCGAACACGAAATAGCCACCGTCGCTCCAGCGTGCGGTCCCGGTGGGAAAGGCGACCGACATCAGGACGGCCAGCCCGACACGCCGCATCATGCGGTCTCCCGAATCTCAAACGACAGTAGGGCATGGTGCGCGAGGCTGACTTCCCACGCCATTTCATCGCCCACCAGCGTGCCCTCGATCATTGGCTTGGCAAGATGGACCCGCGCCCCATCGGAGAACGGTGCGCGGAGCATTTCGGACAGCGGCAGCACCGCCTTGCCCGTCGCATCGGCAATCACACCACCCGCGACATTGTGGAGATAATGCTGCGCTTCGCCCGCGTTTTCATCGACGATCGACAGCCAGAAGCCTTCCTTGGCGGCATAGTGCGGCGTCAGACCGCGAACCGACAGGAACATGCCCGCCTGTCCCGCACCATCTACCACCGGAGCGCCGGGATTGCCTTGGCTCACACCGGCAAGCTGGAACGGCACGCGCAGCCCTTCGCTCTTCGCCCGGATCAGGCGCGAGACCACAACGCGGCCCGCCTCGCTCATCACTTCAGGCGGAAGCCCGAACTGGCAGCGATAGCGATTGCCGGGGCGATCGATCCGCAACGTCTCGGCACCGCTGGACGGCTCCTGTGTCGCGCCGAAATCCATCAGCGCAGGCATCATGGCATTCGGCACCACGCCTTCGGGTAATTCGATCATGCCATGCTCCGCTTACGAGACCGCGCGAGGCTCATTTGTGCGCCGGCCGATCCTACCCCGGCAGCTTGCATCGCCATGGGGGCAGCAACAGCGGTCGCCCGCCCATCAACCCGCACGTCGAAATAAGGCGAGGCATCCACCTGAATGCGGGTCACGCCCATCGCCATGCTTTCACGATTGCTGAAGACCTGCGAGCCGCGCGGAAGGTTGACTAGCTCCGGGCCGCGCTCACCCACCAAAGCCATGCCGCCAGGATGAAAGTTAGTCCCGCCAGCATAGGCGGGGACCTTGTTCAGATTAGCGGCGAACTGCTTTCCGAACACGCCCATGCTGCCAAGCTGGAGACCGAAATTCAGCGCAGCGGAGAGAATATCGAGGAAGCCGCCGCCTTTGATCGCTTGCGCAAGCTCACTCAGGCTTTGCATGGCTTTCTCTGCCATATCCTTGAAGCTTTCCGCTACCCTGACTGTCGTTACCTCGGCCTTTTTCGCCAAGTCGGGAATCGCTGCGGTTACGTCCTCAATGGATTTCCTGATGTCAGCCGCAACGCCAATCGGGCCGGGGTCTTTTAGGCGAACATTCCAGTCAGTGGGCTTCTGATATCCAGGCAGCAAAGTGTCGGCTCGCGACTTCAGAACATCGCCTTCAGCCTTTGTATATTTCCCATCCTTCACTGCTTGATCAATAACCGCATAACGCTGGTCTCGATCAGCCAAAGCACCGGACTCCGGGTAAAGTTCGCGGAGCAGTGGACCTAGATCATCCCTAAGGCGCTTCATGCGCTCCATCACACGGTCTGCGGCCTTCACCGAACGATCAACCATCACAGTATCAAGACGAGCGATCTCACGCGCAATGTCGTCCACCATGTCGGGAATGTAGGATCGGCGGGTGACCTTATCCCAGAGGTTGAAGAACGTCTCCCGGACCTCTTCGACCTTAGCTTTTGCGCTTTCCCAAACTGCCGACAATCTTCCAATCAGTGCCGACTTGATGTCGTTCACCATACGATTGACCGATGCTACAGCGCTCACCCCCATATTGGCGAAGCCCGCGATAGTTTCGCCGAAAATAGCCTTGGTATTATTCCACCAGTTGCTGATCGCTGCTCCAGCCTTTTGGAAACCCGCTTGAATTGTCGTGCCGTTCTCCCGCGCGGCTTTTGCGCTACGCGCATTGTAGGCATCAAAATCATCGGCTGCTTTCTGCAACCAGTCGGAGGTTTCGCGCAGCTTCACGCCGAATTGCCGCCAGCCATCATCCTTCGCTAATTCGGCCTGCGTTTTGGATGCATCGACTTCGAGCAGGCCGAGTCCTTCGCCAATCGCAGTAAGCTGATCGATTAGCGGTTGAAGGCGAGGGGCAATATCATCCCAGTTCTTCCAGACAGCGTAAGCAATGCCCGCCACCGCGATCATAGGACCAAACGCTGAGGCAATGCCTACGATGCCGCCCCGTATAGCCGCCATTGCTCCTTGCTGGGCACCGATAACCTTCAGCGTGCCAATAAACGGAGCCATCGCGCTCACAAGTGGCCCCACCACCATAAGCACTGGACCCAGAGCCGCAGCTAAAGCAGCTCCGATTACTACCGCCTTTTGCATTGGCTCTGATAGATTGGCGAAAGCCCTAGCCATGCTCGCAATAGCCTCTGCAACCGGTTCGATAATCGGCAGAATTGCTTCTCCGATCACATCCATCGCCTGGCCAATAGCAACTTGCGCCTTGCGCCATGGGGTGGCGTCCGCTGCGGCTTCCGCCGCACCCTTAAACTGCTTTTCGACTTCCTCGAGAATTATGCCTTGCGCGCCAGCCACGTCGCCAGCCTCGGTCATAGCTTTGATCTGTCTCTTTTGTTGCTCAGTAAACTGAACGCCTACCCGCGTCAGAGCGCTAATGCCCTCGACTGGGCTATTAAGTGCTTTTCCAAGCATTATCGCAGCGGCTTGTGGTTCACCGCCCAATCGAGTGGCCATGTCCACGGCAGCCTGCTGCGCCCTATCAAATTCGCGGCCAGCAACGTTTCCAAAAGTGAGAAGGTTCGCGGTGACTTGCTTTAGAATGAGATCGGCATCGTAGAGCGACCTCATTTCTATCGCATCGGCTGTCTTGCTGAGTTCTTTGCTCGTTTTCCCAGAAGCAGAGCCCATTGACCTAAGGGCAGATTCTACGTCTGCCATCGCCCTCTCTTGGTCAACAAATCCTTCAACCGACTTCTTCGCAAGAGCGACCAGTGGGACAGTAACCCCCACGCTCATCTTTGCGCCAATATCTCCTATTTTTTGGCCCATGCGCTCAACGCGGCGAGTGGTGGCTTTTATTTCCTTTTCCACATTGGAAAGACCAGACTTAAACGTCCCACTTTCTAATCCCAATGAAATCAAGAGACTTCCGAGCATTGTGGCCACGATAGGTCTCCTTTTGGAAAAGCTTATGGCGGCGAAAACCTATCTGGCTTCCACTCCCACGGCATTTTTACAGATTTTGAGCGATTACAGGTCAGACAAGACCCGCGAATGTTCGAGGATATATGTTTCCCGCCCCTGATTAAGGGGATGAAATGGTCAAATTCAACAATAGGGGCTGTCTCGCAGTAGAAGCAAATGCCGCCCTGCTGTTCTTCGATTGCACGGTATTCGGCTGCACGAATGTAGCCGCCACCTGCCGCTTCTAGTGCGCGACGGTCTCGGCGATACGCCCGGCATAGATCGGGATTTTCAGCGCGCCACAGAGCGTTCTTCGCGAGATGCTTTTCCCCGTTTTTCGCGTAGTTACGCTGCCAAAGCGCTCGAACCTTATCCGGGTTAGCATCTCGCCATGCCTTATGCCGTTCACGGCAAGCATTCGGGTTTTCGTTGCGCTCCCTCTGAACGGCGACTGCGTGCGCTGCGCGGCGTGAAGGCTGCGTTGCCCATCGCTCACGATCATATGCTTTGGTGCAATCGCGGCATCGTTTTTGAAGGTAAACTTTGCCGTTTCGCTCGCTCGATTTGGGAAAAAAATCCAGCGTCCAAGGATATTCGGAATCACACTTGGTGCAACGCATCGAAGGCGCTACTTGTGCCGCAGCCATATCGAACACTCCACGTTCGGTTTCGGTCAGGGCCGGGTCGCTGTTAGCGCAGCTTCCCGGTCCAATTTTTATGGCAGGTTCACTCTATTTCAGCAAGACACTCGGCAGGTTCTGAAGGCCAAATTGAGCAATCATAAAGAGCGCGTTCCATATCACTGGCACGGTTCACAAGAAACTGGAACGACATCGCCTCGCTTTCTCTAGTAAGCATTGGCATCGCGGAGGCCATATTTTCCGGTTCGCGCCATCCCATAAGGTTGCAGAACTGCAACCCTTCGCACTGCGCTTTCCCGTAAGAGATCAGTTCATCCTTCGTCGCGCCTTCAGGTATCTCGAAAGCGTAAAACCCGTTCCCGATTTCATTCGGTTCCGCGATGGTGACGCCATCGCTAACATTCTCGCTGGTTTCAGGTTCAGAACAAGCCGCCAAAGCCGTCAGTAAGGCCCCGAGGATTATTGTTTTTCCCATAATCTTCCTCCTGCGCGACCTTTCGCGCAGGATCGATAAAGACGCAACCGCCTCCTCAGTTCAATCTCTCGACCGTCACGCCGTAACCAGACAATGCCAGAGCATCCCATTGCGCGAAGATTTCTTCGAGCGATGGCGGCGTAGGGCGGCGCGGAAGATATTTGCTCAGGTCTTCAAGGGTCTCCGCCCGGTTCAGACGAGCCGACCACCAGGCAGAAGCGATCATCCGTTCGTTGGCGTGTTCGTGCATCTTCCGCCGCCCACCCATAATGGCGGACCACGTTTCAACGGTCTGATCCCAGAACTCTCCGGGAGAAAAGCCCTCCGCACACCAGGCGGAGAGCATTTTCATCCAGCGCGTTTTTTCGTTGGGGTCTTTTTCTTCGGCTTCACCCGAGGAGGGTTTGCAGCATCGTCTTCCACCTCCGGGTTGATGGCGCGGAAAATGAGCGTGAAAGCGCCGACAAGGGACATTTCCTCATAGGCTTCTTCCGCCTGCTCCTGCGTCATGCCTTCAGTGCCAGCGGCGAGCATATCCACCAGCACGCCGACGCGAACATCACCGATCGCATCCAGCAGCTTAACCGGATCCTTATCGAGATCGATGTCGCCAGAGATATTGGGCGCGACCATGCGGGCAATGCCGTAGAAGCCCTTGTTATAGCGCTCCTCAAGCTCGCGCTGGACCTTGAACGGGAACGCCAGTTCCCATTCTTCTCCTAGAGCCTCATACCTCATGCGCCGGCCGCCGCTTCAGTGATCGCTCCGGTTACCCGAATCGAGAGCGTCTGCTGCTTCACGTCTTCCAAACCGATTTCGGGTTCGGAAAGCGACTGGACGTAACCGTTGCCGGACACCTTGCGCAACGGCGTGCCATCCGAGTCCGAATAGACCACCTCCCAGGACCGAACGTCGGCAGCGGTACGAGCGGCGCGCAGTAGCGTGTCGGTAGCCGACCCGCCCACGTAATTCAGAGTCGCCTCAAGCGTGCCTGGATCGCGCATTGTGGGAATGAACGAGCGATAGCGGTTTTCCGCGTCAAGATCGGTCGTTTCAGCTTCGCCGAGCGTGGGGTTCGGGGGCGTGATATTGGTGACACCTGCCAGCTTCACCAACGAGGTCCCGTCGTGAAGATAGAGCGCGCTTTTCCACCCGATCGATTCTCCGGCCATGGTCATTTCCTCATAAAAAAGGGCCGCAAAGGCGACCCATGGTTCAATCTTTTCGGCCTATTCAGCCGTTGTGGTAGAACCTCGCTTCCACGAGGCAGTTGTGAACATAGCCGGTGGCCGTGTTCGTTCCCCGGTCGAACCAATCCGGCTCGCCCTGAAGTGTGATAACCGTGTCTCCCACGGTGAAGCTTCCCTCAATCGCCGCCAGAACGTCGTCTTTCAGCGTCTCGGCTGCGGTGTGACTATTCGCGAAGCAACTGATCTGCACTCGGCCCGAAGCGTTGCCGGTTGCCCCGTCCATATCGCGCTCGACAGTCTCGTTGATCGTTTGCAGAACGATAGCAGGAAGCGGCGTATTTTGTGGGCGAACCACCCAGTGAACTTCCGGCGTGATTGCTTTCAGGTGAGCGCGAAGGGCAGCTTTGAAGGCCATATTTTAACCCCGCTTCCCGACCTTGCTAATCTCGGCCCAGAGTAGGTCCCCGATCATATTGAACGCGGTCATTTTCTGCGTTTCGAATGCCCGCCGCCCGGCCGGATTGGCAGCCTGGTCCTCGTCACCGAACTCTTCGATCGTCGCGTAGATGGGAAGCCGCCCGTCTGGCGCTTCGCTTGCGTCGATCCCCACATAGCGCTCGACAATATCCTGCCCCGGACCTCGCCGGAATTTGCGAGTTGCGCGTGTCTGTGCGCGGTTGCCGATCTTAATTGATCGCTCCAAATCTCCGCTGACCTTATCGACGCCGCGCTTCCATTCGTCGCGAATCGGAACCGCGGCCTTATCAAGCGCTCGGCGTGCGATGCCCTTCTTGCGGGCCTGCGATATGTCCAACTCCTTCAACGCGGCCTCAAGCTCTTTGCCGCCCTTGAACTCAACCTTCATCGTCTGCGGTCACGACGATCTGAATTTCCTCGCGGTGTGCGGTTTCCTCCACACCCACGATGTCGAACTTGCGATCCCCGACCGAACGCTTCCAAACCAGCTTGTCGGTTGCGAGAATGCCCGCTGTTTTCGTATCGAACCTAACCCAGAACGTGCCGGATGCTTTCGCCTCGCGCCCTAGGTTTTCGAATACCTCGCCGGGACGGGCCGCTTTCCATTTCGCTCGACGCTCACAATAGGTTTCAAGCGCACCGGGGACCGTCTCAATTCCGTTGTCAGTAGGCTCACCGTGTCGCTGGATCACGATGCGCTCGCGAAGTTCTCCAGCCTTCACACCTGCAAACTCCGATAGGGACGGCAGAGAGCCTCTACAGCCATCATCGCGGCGCTATCGCTCTCTCCGGTGCGCCATTCGTCATACTGCGCTCGAAGATGCACCAGAACGGCGCTGTCGAGGTCCGCAGGGGTGTCGGTGTAACCCGCCGTGTAAGTCAGCACGACAGGCGTGTTCTCGGCCATGTTAGGCCACGAGGAAGCGGGATAGACCCGATCGCGAACGATCCGCGCGTCTGCGATGGAACCGCCGCTATCGTCAGCACCCGTATAATCGATCGTCAGGTTCGCCGGGTTCGGGCCGTAGAACAAAGGCAGGTAAGAGAAAAAGGCGCTTTCGTCCTGCGTTACTTCACGACGAGTCAGCAGCTTGCCAGTGTGATTCTCGACCCATGCGATTGCCGCCGCCAGATACTGCGCGACCAGCGTGTCTTCTTCGTCGTGGTCAATGCGCAGATGCTGCTTGGCGAGGGTGAGGTCGATCATGGGTTAGGACTTCTTGCCCTTAGGCTTCGGCGCGGCCTTTTCCTTCAGCACCGTGCCGATCAGGTGGCCAACGTCCACGCTGTCAGCCGTTCGAGTGTCGCCAGGGTAGTAATCCTTGTCGCCAACGTGGCGGCGCAGAACTTCGTATTCAGTTTTCGCCATCGTCATTCTCCCAAAATGAAAAGGGGCGGAACTCTAAAGCCCCGCCCCAATCATCAGGCCACGAAGCCCAAGTCGCCGTAGACGAACGCTTCAGGGCGATAGACCGCGAGAGCCAAGCGCTCTTCAGCGAGGATAGTGACGAGGTTTTTGCGGAAGTTGTCGCTATCCTCGGTCGAAGCCAGGACGGTCGCCTGCATCCGATCGAACACCTGCGCAGCGCCACGGAAAGCACCGGTCAGGAACTTGTCGATCGCGATTGCCTGCGTGGCGACAACCGGCAGACCCCAGAGGGTAGGCGCGGTCGTACCCTGCGGGTTGCCGATGATGTAACGGCCTTCCGCGTCCTTCGTCAGTTCGATCCGCGCCCAATCGGTCGGGTGCATCACATGGCCGGTCGCTGGGTATTCGGCGAGAGCGGCCTGAAGTTGCGCCAAGCGCATGGTGTCGATGGCAGTCGCCGCCGTAGGGGTGAACGGAGCCGAATACGCAGTCGCCTGCGGGATCAGACCATTCAGGTTCTGGCCGGTGCCGTCGCCATTAAGAAGCTGGTTCTCTTCGACGAACGCGAGGCCATAGCGCAGGCGATAGTCGATCATCGAACGCAGGCCAGCGGCATCCGCGAGGATTTCCGACGAAGCCAGCATCCAGTGCGCGATCTTGCGGACCGGTGCGTTCTTCAGGTCGAACTTCAGGCTCGATTCCGGCTTCGCAGTCCCTTCCGCAACCATTGCGGCCGCATTCGTGAAGCCAGTTTCCTGCACGTATTCGATCGCGTTCGAATTGGTCGTGCCGGGGGCCAGCAGATCGCGCACAGTCATGCGACGATCCGGGATCATCTGCATCATGCCTTGGACGCGCTCAGTGCGAACCAGATCGCCAGCAGATCCAGCAGCATCAGTCGTCAGCGAGGTAATCGCCTTCATTTCGACGCCAACAGACTTGCCAGGCATGATGTTGCCGCTGGTAAAGGCCTTGTATTCCTCCGCCTCGGTGAACAGTTCGCCCGCCGTCTTCGGGGCTTCACGCTCCGAACCGCCACGCGCCGCCTTCTGCTCCAGCTCGTCCATGCGAGCCTTCACTTCGTTCATGCCGGTCAAGGCTGCGTCGATTTCGTCCTTGGCAGACTGGCCCAACTCTTCGCTATGCTTGGCCTTACCCAGAGCTTCATCGGCCAGGGCCTTCACATCAGCAACGCTCTTTTCGAACGCAGCTTTGGCTTCGGCGGCCAGTTCGGCCACCGACTTTGTTTCAGTCGTCATGTCGTTTTTCCTTGGAATGGGGCCTATTCGCCCGCTTGTGTCGCAGCGCCCATGGCGGCCCACAGGGCGGCTTCCGGGTCCGTTTCGGGTGTGTCAGGCTCCCCCTGACCAATTCGCAGATCGTGGATGCGCACCGCGCGCTCCGCTTCCGCATTCGAGAGGCCGAAGTTCTCCTTCAGCAACCTCTCCCACTCGCGTTCGCTCAGCCGTTCCCCGGCTGCCAATCGATTGCGAGAATCTTCGATTTCTTTCACGCCGGAGATCACGGCTTTCGGATTCATGCCGATGCTGACGAGCGAAACTTCGTGCAGCATCAACTCGACCAACTCGCGAACCTTGCCCGCCATTCGTTTCACGGTCGGCTCGTATCCGATCGACAAGCCCGCCAGCGCTCCGTCTTTGGCAAGCTCGTATGCTTCACCGCCGTCACGTGTCTTCGTGCTGATCTTACCCTTGGCGAGCAACCCGTCTTCCGTCTCCGAAAACTCAGCCCACTTGCCGACCGGGCGCTGCTGATCGTGAAACAGCAACATCGGCACGCCGCTCCGCCCCTCCAACGATTTTGAGAACGCGCCAGGAAGGATGCGGTCACCGCCAAAGTCCACGTTACCGTAACCAGCAGCGAGCCCTTCGATATAGCCAGACTCGTCTATTCCCTTAACGTCCCAAGTGAAGGCGCTACGCTGCATCGGTCATTCCTTCCGCCGCCGTGATCGGCACGTTCTGCATCTGCATTCGGGGAGTATCGCCGCCTTCTACTGGCGGCAGGTTCTCTAAAGCGCGAACCTCGTTGATCGTCATCGCGCCGATCTGCGTCATCGTGTTGTAGAAACTGGCTCGACCTTCGCTGTCACCGCGAAGCAAGCCTTCCAAGTTGAACTCAATGGAGATGCCCGCAGCCCTGTCAGCAGGGGTACGAAGCTGCTTTTCCAGCGCCTGCTCAATACGCTTCAGACGGCGGCGCAGAGTGAATTTCTGAAATCCAAGCGTCTGTTGTTCCAGGCCTGTCCCCCACGACGTGCTGTTCTCGGTGTGTCCGATCATGTGCGGGGGAACCCCAAACACTCGACATATCTCTTCGATGCCGAAGCGGCGCGTCTCCAAAAGCTGCGCATCTTCAGGCGAAATCGTCAGCTGCTCCCACTTCACCGCGTTATCGAGCAGCATCGGGCGGCCCGCATTCATTGCGCCACGGAATTTCTCTGTCAGCAGTTGCTCGGCGAGTTGCCGCTGCTCCGGCGTGAGGGTTTTCTCAGTCGAAAGAACGCCGCTCGGCATCACTCCGTTGTCGAACATCTTCGATGCGGCCATTTCGGCGCTGCCAGCAGCGTGGAACGTCCGCGCGCAGGTGGAGAGAGTCGAAACCCCGCCTAGCGGCCCACCGCTGAAGCCCCGAATGTGCAGAACGTCCTGCTGTCCGCGCACCTGAGCGCCGTTTTCGTCCGTCCAGCGATACTCCAAATCGCCGTTGGCTAGGCGCTTAACCTCGACCAGATCGGGCCGCACCGGGACCATGGAATACAATCCGCCGCCATCGCGCCGAACAAGGTCTGCGTAGGCGTTGCCGTGCAGCTCGATCGCCGCGCACATGTATTCCCAGAAATCGACAGCCGTTTGGTCGAAATTGGGGCTGTCGTGGAGGACATAATAGAGCGGATGGTCGGTCGCGACTTCCCGCGATCCGTCCGCACCCCTGCGATAAATCATCAACGGCAGGCTCGCGATGGTGCCCGCTAGCAAATTCACACACGCCCACGTCGCGGCAATCCCGATTGGATTGCTACCGTGAGCGTCATACCGCTCGGCCGGAACGGTGATGACGTTGCGACGAAGATTGTCGCCGTCCTGCGCCCCAACAGGAAGCGCGTTCGCTGGATAATCGACCGCCTTTGTTTCGAACCCTAGGGCCTTCCGTAGCGACCACCTCACGCGGCCAGCCCCGCAAGCCAGTCGTCGGTCGAGACTTCGCTTTCGCTCGCCATAGCCTCGACTCCTTCCGCCATCGCCAAGGCGACCATTCCGTCGATCCGGCCTGTCGCTTTGCTCTTGTCCAGCTTTCGATTGCCTGCCGGATCGGGAACCGCGACTGCATTAGCCGCGCACATAGTCAGCACCGGATGACCGCCGTGGCGGATGGTCTCTTTCAACAAGTCCGCCTCAAGCGCATCGAGCGCCGGACTCATGCTCACGTAACCCTGCCCGAATGCCTCCAGCGGTAGATCAATCCCCGCTGTGTCCATAGCGCTCTTCATCCGATCCATCCGCCAGCGGTCGAATCCGATCTTCGCAATGCTCAATCCTGCGGTGATCTCTGCGATGTCCCGCGCGACGAAGGCGTAATCGATGACACGGCCTGGCGTGGTGCGGAGAAACCCCTGCTTTACCCATACGTCATAGGGCGCGCGGTCCCTTTTGCTTGCTTCCTGCACCGTATCGTGGGGCATCCAAAAGAACGGATGCACATGCAAAACCCCATCAATCCGGCTCGTCAGCACCAGTGCAGTCAAGTCGGTCGTCGCCGACAGGTCGAGTCCGCCGTAAACCGGTCCGCTAAGCGCCGCCGCTTGGTCGTTTCCTGCTTTCCAAACCGCAGGCGACACGAATGCCGCCACCATGTTGCGCCGCTGGTTTAGCGTCAGGACCCGGAACGTGTTTTCGCTCGACGGCATACGCTCAGCTTGTCGCGCCTGCTCTTCCACGTCCTTCTCGCTGCGGAACAGGCCCAGCGCCGGATTAGCCGCCTTCCACGCTTTCCGGTCCATCAGGTCGCAATCGTCTTCAGCCGCGTAAACGTGGCTAACAATCGTCGGGTCGTCGGATCGCTCTGCGTCGTCCAGCCAAACGCTCAGCAAGTCCGCGTCAGTCGGTGCCTGCGTCGAAATGACCAGCAGCAGCGGGTTTTCGTGCGCGCCCTGTGACGTGGTAATCGCATCCACGAAGTCGTTTTGCGGGCCTTTGACCTGGCCCATTTCGTCCAAGATCGCCAGGAACGGCGATAGGCCGTGCGCCGTCCGACCTTCCGCCGCCATCGCCCGGAACTCTGTATTCATCGTCAGGCCGAGCAATCGCTTGCCGCTCGGCACGATGCGGACAATCTTCGATAACTCCGGCGACATTTGCACCATCTTTGCCGCCAGGCCGAACACAAGCGCAGCCTGATCCCGTGACAGCGCGCCGCTAACGATCTGCCCGTTCTGCTTCGCCTCCGGCCCAACAAGATGGGCGAGCAGCAAGCAGGCAATCAGTGCGGTCTTACCGTTCTTTCGTCCGACCGAAAGGTAGGCCCTCCGTGTGCCGACCGGATTGTCGAACACGTCCAAGATAAACTTGCGCTGGAAGTCAGCCAACTCGATCGGCTGTCCAACCTGCGCACCTTCGGGAACGCGGCAAAATCGTGTTATGAACTCACAAACCCGCTCGCCGCGTGTCATTGCATACTCGCCGGACGCGCCAGCAGATCATCATCCAGCTGCGTCTCGATTCCTCGCGCCTGAGACTGCCGCTTGGCAACGTCCCGCGCCTCCCCCTGCTTCGCGCGCGCGTGAAGGCTCAGCGAACGGCGGAACGAAAGAATATCGCCAGTGAGCGATTTGACTGCCCGAGCACGCGGATTCTCAACGGTCGTCCCGTTCTCGCGAACTGCGATGTAGCCTTCGGTTCGAAGCGTCCGCTGCTCCTGCTCAAGCTGGGCCATCGTCCTGGCTAACATCGCCGCGAGTTCGATCTGGTGTTCGGTCCATTCCGACCGAGCGAACTCCTCGATCACGTTTTCGAAGAACGGCCAATCCATGTCTTCGAGCGGCACATGGCTCGGCGGCTGTATCTGCCGCGTGGACCCCTGCATGATGCGGACCGCCGCAGCGTTGCTGTCTATGCGCTGCTTGCGTGCCATCGTGACGATTCCTGTAGTAGCGTTAGTTTGAGTG